GCCATTCTTCCCGCCATTCTTCCCACCATTCTTCCCGCCCTACTTCCCACCATATTTCCCACCTTCATTTAAGTGACTATAGATACCCCCTTGACATTGCGATCAGGGGGGTATCTATGGTAAAATATTGGTATGGAAAATTTAGAAGAAAAATCATTAATAAAACCAGGTCATTTCGGTTCTGGGGTTTCTAATATAGTTATAGAAAAAAACTTTGTAGAACTTGATGATCTTAAGTTGATACAAAATTTTCTTCCAACTATAAACAAATGGGAAAACCCAATGGAGGACGAATACAATGAGGACGGCACCTGTACCTATGACGCTAAGTACTGGTGGGATCGTATGTGTTCTGGAAGAATTATTGGAGAGCTTAATCCCGATATCTATAACCTAATAGATAAATACATTCTAAAGATGAAGAGATTACTTGAAGATAAGTTCAAGGTTAAGCTCTATCAAAGACCCCCTGTACTTGTTCGATGGCTTCCTGGTAATGAGCAGCAACCACATGCCGATAAACAGCTAAATGATGGGTCACCTAACCCTTTCCCAACTTATGATATTAATTCAATAATATACTGGAATGAGGAGTTTGAAGGTGGTGAATTCTATTATCCTGAGCTTGATATCGAGCTTAAGATTACTTCTGGATTAGCTGTTGCCCACCCTGGAGATATACACTATCTTCATGGCGTAAAGAGAATTATCTCCGGTGAGAGATGGACAACTCCTTCGTTCTATACTATTACAGAAGTCTTGCCGTGAAAAAAACTAGAATAAAAGACATATATATAATTAATAATCTTTTTAGTTCAGAAGAAATGATTAAGATACAGGAGTGTCTTAACTCTATGGAGTGGAGTAAAGACGAGTTTTCGGATAATAAATACGTAGACTTAGGTAAGCATGGACTTGGTATTAATGAATGTCAAGAAACAGGATTTATTCTTCACGAAAAAAGTAATTTGATTCAGAAAAATATAGAGCAAGATTTTAATTGTCGGGTAGGGGAAGAAGGAATGGGTACGATAGTTAAGTACTCTGAAGGTTGGGTATTACCCTATCACGCTGACTGCTGGTCTAATCTACCTACTTATTCAGGATATCCAACTAGAGATATAAGCTCAGTGGTATATTTGACAGGAGACTTTGAAGGTGGTAGTTTATTATTTCCCGATTTAGATATAGAAATAGAACCCTTAGCCGGGTCCGCTGTGTATTTTCCTTCTGATGAGAAACATATGCACACTGTAACCGAGGTTAAGTCTGGCAATAGGGCAACGTGTACTGGTTTTTGGCACATACTAAAAAATGAAAATGAGGATGAAAAGTGAAAAAAGAATATTTAGATGATCCAAGATTTGGAATAGTAGTATACAAGAATTCAATACCAGAAGATTCTAATATTCCCATGAGACTTGAAACCTCTCTTAGGGGTAGCTCTCATGAGTACTTTAAGTGGCATGATTCCTTAGTTGGTGAGGGTGTAAAAATGCCCGACTATAGGGATTGTGTGGATTTTAAGATGGATCAAAAATACATATCTGGAACCCCAGAAGAGTTCTCAGATATAGTAGACATATATAATACGACAGCCAGCGCACAAAGAGAATGCCTAAAAGATTATTGTCTTTCTTATAATATCTCGATGAACTACATGGAGGCTATAAACTTTGTTAGGTATGGGGTCAATGAGCATTTCTCCGTGCACACTGATCATGGGTTTTCTTACATATGCACGGTATCTTGTGTAACATATTTTAACGACGACTATGAGGGTGGAGAATTATACTTCCCCTATTTAGATTTAACATGGAAGCCGGAGGCTGGAGACTCTGTCTTCTTCCCTTCGACATTCATATATGCTCATGCCTCTAAGCCAGTTACCTCTGGAATAAAGTACAGCGGTGTCACGATGTTCGATTACAATGATGACGCTCACCAGCATGGTGGTTTTTCTAGAGACTTTGGTCAATCGTATTCTCAGCCAGAGAAGCCGTCATTCGACGCTGACAAGGCTCCAGTAGTTAGGTCAGGTGGAGTCCAGTTGGCTAACAATATTGAGACATCAGCGTATGATGAATCAAAGTTAAGAGAATTGATTAGAGAAGAGATTCAAAATTACGCCATGGAAAGCTGGAAACAGTGGCAATCCAATGGTGGTGATATGAGTCAGATGGGCAACTATCAAAAATATGTAGCTGGTGCTAGATAATGTCTAAGTTAACTTTAATAAGAACACATCAGATCTCGCCTGAGATAAAGCAGTCGAGACTGAAAAGAGACTGGATGGATGACACCTATAACAAACACGCTTATAGGTGCCTTCCACTCAGTGCTGCAAATGTAAATGGTTGGGAAGCCATTTTGCAGCAGGACGTTGTTGTCACTTGGGAAGGTGGCAACAGCGTCCCTAGGATTATAGAGGGTGATGTTTATAGAGGTAGAACTATAGCTAATTGCAATAAAATTGGTATGATAGATTTTCATATTGGTTGGGCATTTAAAACTGATCCAGGATTTCATACATGGATAAGCGGTTCTCCAAATTACTTTGTAGACGGAGCCGTTCCCTTAACAGCAAGCATTCCCTCTGATTGGTGGCCTGATGAGGTTCAGGCCGGGTGGAAAATAACCAAGGTTAATGAACCTGTTGTCTTCCCTGCTGGCATGCCTTTTATATTCTTTATGGTTTACCCATCAACCCTAATGCCAGACATGGAAGTTGAGGTGGAGTATCTTTGGGGTAAGCCAGACTTAATGAACGAGAGAATGGCATATAGCGAAGCTAAAATGAAGAAATTAAGAGAAGAGCCATGGACATGGATGAATGGCATACGTACCGGCCTAAATGAAAAAGGTGAAAGAATAGGCCCGAGACATGATGGGCTACCCAGTTTGCAGGAGCCTGAGATGAAAGAGGTTGAGTATAATGGATAATGTTCCTTCTAAAATGAAGGTGTCAACTCCGCTAGGAGATGAAGAATTTTCAGTGAGTAAAAACGGTAGTAATATTACTCTTGAAATTTTCAAAGGATCTGCTGATCTTGAAATAATTGAAGATTCCGATGATTACTTAGTCGCAAAGGGAGTTCTTACGATTCCTTTTGATTGTATTATGTCTATAAAATTAAGCAGTAATCCTGAAATAGGTAGTTTCATTTATTTGACAGACCCTTTGTTGAATGAAGTTTTCTTAACACAAAAATGTGTGGAGGTATAATGTCTATTTATGATGTGCAAGTTAAGTCAATAGATGGTGAAGATAATTTCATGGAACAGTTTAAAGGTAAGGTTACACTTATGGTTAATACTGTTTCTAAATTTAATTATCAGCCTCAATGTTCAGTTTTCTGGTCCTATGCGAGAACAGTTAGACATTTTTGGCAGCTGCAAAAGATCCAAGAAGAGTTTGAAGATAGGGGCTTTAGCGTTGTAGCTTTTCCCTGTAATCAATTTGCTCAAGGGTTAATGGAATCCGGAACAAATGAAGAGATAAGTTCTTTCATTAAGGAAGTTTACCCATTTATAACATTTCCAATCTCAGAAAAAGTGGAAGTAAACGGACCCAATGAGTGCGAGGTGTATTCATTACTAAAGGGTAAGGCATTAAGAAATAAGTCTGACAACATGGCTGATAACTCTCAGGCGGCACAAGAGGGATGGAACCAGGAGGGTGCAGCCCTAGCTAGAATTCCTCATACCTGGGAAATGTTTGTAGTTGGTAGGTCGGGGACAGTCATTAGTAGGTTCAATTGGCAAGCAATGCCACTAGATACGGTTCCATTAACAACCGGTGAAAGCTGGACCATTAGGGAATGTATAGATGAAGTGTTAGGATAATATGCTTACTATATATCATGGAGGTAGTTATGGTGTTAAGAAATAAAACTAATTCTGTCCATGATAAAAAGTTAACGATCATAAAGGGTACTCTCTCTCATAAAATGAGAGCTCTTGGCGTAGACGAAAAAGTATTTCTAGATAAAGAAGATGGTAATATTCTAGGTTTATTTCCTAGGGTATTTTCTGACTACTCGAAAGATAGCGGTGATGATTTAAGATCGGATACTATCATTCCACAGTATAGAGATGATAGATTCTATAGGGAAATAAGATTTTGGAGGTCCGAGGATTCAAATATTTATGGATCACACTGGATGCAAGACAAATGCACGACTAGAAGTACATATTTTCCAATGTTTATGGAGGAAGTTTACGGTAGGCACGATGTTTTAACAAGCTACTTTGATAGTCACTCTGTTTTTGAAGAGTCTAATCATCCCAATGATAAAGTTTTAGGCCTGGTTACTAATCATGATATTATATTTGAAATAACCGGTATAGCATCGATTGTCTATACTGGATTCGGATCAAATAATAGATATAAAATTGATGCAAAAGATTTTACTAGACATCTTCTTTCTAGCCACCCTTATTGCAACAGCTCGACCCTGCATGAGTTATTTAAAATATTACTTGAGTGGCAATGGGCATATACTGAACTTGACTCTAGAGAGCCAATAGCTGAGGTAGCTAATAAGTTTTTAATTACTCTTGGTTTAAACATTAAAGATGTAGATAACAACTCTGTCGTTAAAAGTCTAATGTCTTTACCTGATCAGCAATTGGCTCAATACATAAAAACCGGAGAATGTCATCTGGTTGAGGAAGATCCTGGCTGCCCAGAGGAGTTTGCAAATTGGTGCATGGATATTATGGATCTAATTAATCTATCTGTAGATTATAAAAAGTTATTAACTAGAAGAAAGATTTAATTGAAATGAATGAGTCGACTATCAGAGAAGCAAAAAATAGGGCTGAAGTCTATTTGTCGCTAAGCATTGCTGCTCTGTGTGATATTTTTGAATTTGATTATAATGAAATCATTACGAGTTATGAACTTCCTCCTATGAAAAGTGGTGAAGATATTAAATCTTATGATTCATTAAAATTCATGGTGAATAAACTTAAGGAATTAAGATTACAATGATTAGTAAAATAAGTCTAACAGATGAAACACTTAAAGACTTGGCATCAAAGGCCGGAGCAAGTCTAGAATTAGAAGGGCAATCTGAAAATTCTATGGATCCGGTTGATAAAAACATTATTCAAGATTCAACTCTCAGGTTTAAGCCAGACTATTTAGCATGGGTTACTGATGAGCTAGCTTATTTTAATTGTGTAAGATTTCATTCCGAAGATCTTTTTGAAGATTTTGAGGAAATACAAGAAAGAAGATCTATATGAGTATTAGAACTTATACAGCTGGATCTGGGAGCAATACATATTCCCATGAAAGTGAGATAGATTATATAGAATCTAAGCTAGCAGAGATTATGACTCTAGTAGATTTAGATCCTTTAAACATAAATACTATTACTGTTGATGATATTATATTGTCAATAAGAAGTAAATATCCATTTACCAAGAATGACGTTGTAGCTGGAGTTGTAACTATCTCCCCCGCAGCTGCTAGCATTAATAACATTAATTTACACTTAGTTTCTTCAACTAGAAGATTATGGTGGAGATATCAAATAGCAAAAAATGTGAGAGATAATGCGTGAAATATTAAACAATAAATTTATGATGGTTGCGGCCATAACAAATGAATTAAGTAAACCTTCCGGTGGTAAACTTAATTACAGCTATGATGAAGTTGTATTTGACGTATCTAATTCAGTTAGCTCTTATATTAATAATGCAAATCTTGACAGAAGGGTTATTGCGGTCGGTGCAGAACCTAGAATACATATATGGGATCTGTTGTCATCCAATATTGACGGATGGAAAGATCATACATATATAGCTAGCGGTATTTATGCTCAAATGTTAGCAAAAATTAAAGAGCCTTCTAGTAGCCTAATATTCGAACCAGACAGACACTTTGAGCTAGTCGCAGTACTTAATGAATTGGGCTCAAGTATTAGTTTTATAAATAATGAATGCTTGTTCATGTTTGAGTCTTTTGTGAGGGATGCGGCATCATATCCTTTCTCTTTTGACTATACTACAATCGATATGGATGATCTTGA